AAGAAATATGTGTAAATATGGAGATTTTTATTTAAAAATGGAAGTTTCTGAAAAATATGGAGTATATAATGTTATTCCCTTATCAGTATATGAAGTAGTAAGAGAAGAGGGAACAGATCCTGAAAACCCATCTTATGTTAGGTTTACAATGGATCCAAATGGTTTAGCTAGTGGTGCAACTAACACAATTAGAAGAGATCAATTTAGTTTAGAAAACTATGAAGTAGCACATTTTAGACTACTTACAGATTCTAATTATCTTCCATATGGTAGATCATATCTTGAACCATCTCGTAAAGTATTTAAACAATTAATGTTAATGGAGGATGCTATGTTAATTCATAGGATTATGAGAGCACCTGAAAAAAGGGTATTCTATGTAAATGTAGGAGCCATACCACCAGAACAAGTAGAACAGTTTATGGCTGAAACAGTTAATAAGATGAAAAAAACACCTTATATAGATCAAAATACAGGTGATTATAATCTCAAGTTTAATATGCAAAATATGACTGAAGATTTTTATATTCCTGTAAGAGGTAATGATTCTTCAACTCGTATTGATACTACAAAAGGTTTAGATTATGATGGTACTGGTGATATTGAATATTTAAAACATAAAATGATGGCTGCTTTAAAAATACCTAAACCATTCTTAGGTTATGAAGAAGGGGTAGAAGGAAAATCAACCCTAGCAGGTATGGATGTTAGATTTGCTCGTACAGTTGAACGTGTTCAAAGAATTGTAGAATCAGAATTAACCAAAATTGCATTAGTACATTTATATTCACAAGGATTTGATGATGAACAATTAGTAGATTTTAAATTAGAATTAACTACTCCATCGATTATTTATGAACAAGAAAAAATAGAACTGTATACTGCTAAAGCAACAGTAGCTGGAGATATGATTGATAAAGGATTATTCTCAAAAGATTGGGTTTATGAAAATGTATTTAACTTATCTCCTGATGAATATTCACAAGAAAAAGATCAACAAATTGATGATGCTACACATAAATTTAGAATATCACAAATTGAAAATGAAGGAAATGACCCTGTAGAATCAGGTATATCTTATGGTACTCCTCATGATTTAGCTTCATTATATGGTAATAAAAGAGACAAAGCAGTAGGACCAGCTCAAGTACCAACAGGGTATGATGAAAAAGAACCAGGACGACCAATAGAAGATCCTACAAAATATGGAGATTGGAAATCTAATTTTGGTAGAGATCCTTTAGGTAAGAAAAAACCAAATACAACTCCACCAAAACCTGGCGATGCAAGTAATAAACTTCCTACTTTAGAAACTGCTAATCTTAAAAAATCTTTACAAAAACTTCGTAATAAAAAACAAGTTTTAAAAGAAGAAGAAGAAAATGGACTTTTATCTGAAAAAAATATCAAGTCTCAAGAATAGACATATATTTATATCCAGATAAATTGCAATTTATAATGAAAGTAAAACATTCTAAGTACAAAAATACTGGGATTTTATTCGAACTTCTGACTAGACAATTGACTTCAGATACAATTGTTGGAGATCAATCAAAATCTTTATCTTTTTTAAAAAAACATTTTAATTCTAAAACTGAGTTATTAAAAGAATATAAAATATATCATACATTAGCTACTAAAAAATATAATAAGGATAGTCAAGCTACAATGTTAATTGAAACCTTATTAGAAGCTCACGGAAAATTAAATAAAAGTCAGTTAAGAAGAGAAAAATATAATTTAATTAAGGAAATTAAAGAAAATTATGATGTTAATAATTTTTTTAAAGCAAAAATTTCTAATTATAAAATAATGGCTTCTATTTATAATTTATTAGAAAATAAAAAAGCCTCTCCTATATCTATAGTTAATTCTAAAGTAACACTTTTAGAACATATCACAGAAAAACAAGCAACTAATAACAAAAAGAATACAGTTTTAGAAAATTTTAATAAACAAGATAGTGATACAAGATTACTTACTTACAAAGTTTTACTTGAAAAATTTAATGAAAAATATAGTGGTTTACAAGATAACCAAAAAACATTATTAAAAGAATATGTTAACAGCGTTAGTAATAGTCCTTCTCTTAAGTCTTATATCAACCAAGAAATCAAAGAAGTTAAAAAAGATCTTACAAGATTTTCTAAAAAGGTTGAAGATAAAGCAGTAGCTATTAAATTAAATGAAACAAAAGGATTAATTAAACCATTAGATAAAAAATTATCAGTACAAGATGATAACGTTATTAACTTACTTAACTATTATGAATTAGTAAATGAGTTAAAAACTATACATGGTTAGTCTTGTAGACATATATAATATAAAAGAATCTTCTTTTAATGAATTAAAAAAAGATAGAGATCCTGCTAGAGGAAATAAAGGCAAAATAGATGCAAAAGATTATTACTTTATAGACGAACCAGCAGATTCAGAAACAGGAGCAATAAGATCTAAAGTAGTATATAAAAGATCTTTTAAAAAAATGGTAGCAGATTTAGAAGCAGAAACTATTGATTTTAAAAAATTATCAGAAGATAACCCAGATGATATGGTATTACATAATTTAGCTGAAGAATTAAAAGATTTATTTAATAAATTTAGAACACACGTAAGAAAAAATTATGAGTAAAAAATTTAGCATACATGAATGGAGAGCTAATCAAGCAAAAACTCTTTTAAATGAAAGAGGAAAATACTCAAGTGGATATGGAGCAGGAAAAGTACCTACAGGATGGGCAACTAGCTCCCCTAAATTAAGTTCAACAAGTAAATCAAAAACAAATAACAAACCAACATTTGATACAGGAAAAGGTTCTTCGGGAAATACGGTTGTTAATACAGATAATTCATTAGAAAATTTATTAAAAGATTCAAAATTTAGTAATATATTAAAATCAATTGGAATTTGGTATGATGAGCATAACAATAAACCATTAGCGGATATGGCTGAAAAATTTTCAAATGAAGTAAATTCATATGAAAAACGAAAAGAACAAGAAATAGACCAAGCTAATAAAGAAAAAGCAGATAAAGATAAAGAAAATAAAGAAAAAAAACCTGAAGAAGAAGAAAATGAGTAAATCTTTTAATATACACGATTGGCAAGCTAAACAAAGACGTTTAACTGAAAATGAAGAAAGAACATCATTAGATAAAGCAGTAGATGCAATTATAACAATGATAGATGGTAGACTTGCTACTTGGCAATTACACGATACAATTCAAAGTAGTCATGATATGATGGCTTTATTAAAAAGAGATAAAGAAAAACTAAGAATGATGACTTATAATATTCTTAGAGATGATATGAAAGAACACCACTCAGGTGAATATAAAAAAGGTTTTTTAGAAAAATCAGTAAATAGTTTTTTAGATGATTTAAAGAAAAAAAACGAAACAGATTACGATAAAGTAGAAGACATAATAGAAAAACATTTTAGTGTAGATGAAATGAACACAACAGGTACAGGTGCTTCATTTAATGCAGGAGATGGTATGGGATATGCAACCCCAAAAGCTTTTAAGAAAAAAAATAAAGAAGATTAATATGTTACTAACAGAATATAGACCATTTAAAGTAAATAAACAATTAGTAGAAGCTTCAATTAAAGAAAACAAATCTTTAGTAGTTAAAGGTGTTATACAAAGAGCAGAGGCTAAAAACCAAAATGGCAGAATTTATCCTAAAGAAATATTAATGCGTGAAATTAAAAAATATGTTGAGGGTCCTGTAAGAGAAAGAAGAGCATTAGGTGAATTAGATCACCCAGAAAGTTCTGTAATTAATTTACAAAATGTATCTCATAATGTAGTAAAAGTTAAAATGGTTGGCGATGACGTATATGGTGAAGTTGAAATATTATCTACTCCAGCAGGTAATATACTTAAAGAATTATTCAGAAATGGAATTACTGTTGGGATTAGTTCTCGTGGAATGGGTTCTGTTCAAGAAAGTGGTAATGGTACTGTAGAAGTACAAGATGATTTTGAACTACTTTGTTTTGATTTTGTATCAACTCCATCAACACATGGAGCTTGGATGAAACCAGCAGGAAGAGCAATAACAGAATTACAAGAAGGTAAAATCCAATTACCAGAATACAAATACACAAACGTAAATAATATTATACGCGACATTATCTGTGACAATACAGGTACTTGTGCATGTTAGTTATGAACAATTAAATGTTCATTTCCTAAAAACTTCCACGAAAAAACGTGGGTTCTCCAAATTCTAGTTGTATGTATATTAAACAATAAAGGTTACAAAAAAAACTAACTCTTATGAGAGATTAAAATAATATAAAGTACAAAATTTAATTATGACAATGGCTGTAGCAATCATGACTACGTTTGCAGCATCAGCACAATTTATAGTAGTAACTACTGTAAATACTCCTGACAGCGACTTAAACGAGGAATGGGGTACAACAAATTTTACTGACAACTTAGGTATCGGATACTTTGTAAACGATAAATGTGTTGCTGGTTTAGTAAGAGCAGGTGAAGATGTAGATGGTAACGCATCTTATGATCTATGGGCTAGATACCTATGGAATGAAAACCTGTATGTTTCTATTCAAGCTCCAACAGAAGAAACAACAGACAACTTAACAGTTGGTCTTGGTTATTCTTATGATGTTTGGAAAGGACTTCATGTTGAACCTAACTACAGTTTAGGTTTAAAAGAAGATGAAAACGGTGAAAGAGAAGGTTCTTTCAAGTTAGGTTTGTCTTACAAATTTTAAACTGAGTATTAATTAAAAAAGACCTCGTAAAACAGGCAAATTAAACATGGAAAAAGTATTTTCACTAGTAAACGGATTTTTAAGTGGATTAGGAGCATTATTTATGGCTTTTATCCCAGTAACAATCCTTTGGTACGTCTTAACAGGCGGAACAGTATTTGGAATGGATGCAATCGCTAACCTTACTTCTTTAGTAGAAGGATTTGGTAACGGTGGTTTTGTAGGATTAGTAGTTTTAATCCTTGTAGCATCGTTTTTTACAGGTAAAAAGTAATAGTTTTTAGAACATATTATTAAGAGAGGCGCTTCGGCGCCTCTTTTGTTTTCTATTTTTTTGTTATATGTATATGTAAACATACGGACTTCCTAATAAGCCGTCCCTGATATTATAAACCCTTATTAAGGTTCCTAATAACCTTATTTCCCGTACAATTAATTAACGAGACTCGAAAGAGAAAAAACCAAAGTAAAATGGCAAAAAACATTTTAAAAGAGGCAATCGCTGACGCTAAAGCTGTTCGTGAAGTTGCTCTTGCAAATGCTAAGGCCGCACTAGAAGAAGCTTTTACACCAAGACTTCAATCTATGCTTTCTGCTAAATTATCTGAAACTCCT